GGCACCGGGCCTCCAGCGCGTGGCCGGCCCTCAGACCAGGCCGAGCTTCTTCCGCAGGCTCGCGACGTGCCCGGTGGCCTTGACGTTGTAGAGCGGCAGCTGGACGGCGCCGTCCTCGTCGACCACGATCGTGGACCGGATCGTGCCGGTGACGATCTTGCCGTAGTTGTTCTTCTCGCCCCAGGCCGCGTACGCCTTGTGCACGGCGAGGTCGGGGTCGCTCAGCAGCGGGAAGGTCAGTGCCTGCTCGTGCTGGAACGTCTTGAGCTTCGCCTGCTCGTCCTTCGAGACACCGAGGACCTCGTAGCCGGCGGCCTGCAGCGAGGACATGTTGTCGCGGAAGTCGCAGGCCTCGGTGGTGCAGCCCGGGGTGGACGCCGCCGGGTAGAAGTACACGATGACCTTCTTGCCGCGGAGGGCGGCGAGGGAGTGCTCGACGCCGTCCTGGTCGGGCAGCGTGAAGTCGGGGGCGGTGTCGCCGGGGACGAGACGGTCGGTCATGGTGCTCCTGTTCGCGTCGTGCGCCCGCGAGTGGTCGTGGGCGCGCGAAACCCATGCTATTGTTGATTCCCGTTGCGGCACGGAAGCCGGAACATGCACCTCTAGCTCAATTGGCAGAGCAACTGACTCTTAATCAGTGGGTTCTCGGTTCGAGTCCGAGGGGGTGCACGGCAAAGGCCCGATCAGTGTATCCCCGGTAGCATCCCCCGGGTTCTGATCGGGCCTTTCGTGCATCCACTGATGGATGACGTGCGAGGAACACGCCCGAGGTTCAGTCGGACGGCAACTTTGCTAGGACGGTCACGCAGCCCTCGTCAGCCAGGCACGCGCCGAGTTCTCGCTGCGGGTGACCACCTCGAGGTGCGCCGGGTTCACGCACGACGTGTTCCGGCACAGGTGGTCGAGGGTCAGGTCTTCGGCTACTGGTCCGCGGCTGGCCTCGTAGGAGAACCGGTGCGCCAGGTGCTGCTCACCGCGGTACATGAGCCGTCCGTACCCCTTGGGGTCACGGGCTCCGCCCCACTCCCAGCAGCCCGCCTCTGTGACGCGCGTACGGGCCGCGACGACCTCGGTGGGTGACAGGTTCCGCAGTTGCTGTCGCTGCCCGCTCAGCGCCTTCTGGCGGGCTGCCTCGCGCTTGTAGTGCGGCTTGCACCAGCCCCGTGCGTAGTGCTTCCGCGAGCACCCGTCGGCCGTGCAGGTTCGATCGCTCATCTTCGGTCTCCTTTTGTGTTGCGTTTCCGCTACACAAAAGAGTACGCTGTAGGTAGCGAAGTAGCCACACATAGGAGGCCCGTACGATGACAACCGTGAGTCCGAAGCTCAGCAGTCCACCCACGCCGACGATGCGGCGGCGGCTCGTCGATGCTGGCGAGGCAGCACGCAAGGCTGACGCCGAGCTCCGAGCGAGCGTGATCGACGCCCTCGATGCTGGTGTCAGCGTTCGCGAGGTCGCAGCCCTGACCGACATCAGCACGAACACGGTGCAGCGGTGGAAGCGCGAGGCCCACCGATGACCGCCCCCACCCCGCGCGCAGACCTAACGCGCCTCAGTGTCGACCTCACCCCAGAGTCAGCGGTAGACCTACAGCATCTGGCCAACCTTCACGGCCGGTCCATCACGGAGACAGTCCGGCGCATGATTTCCGTAGCCCGGTTCCTCGACGACGAACTTGAACAGGGCCGCTTCCTGCAGGTCGTCGACCGGGAACGCAACGAGGTTCGAGAGTTGGTGATCCGATGACGACCCCAACCTCTTTGGAGGCCGCGTACCAGGAGCTGCACTTCCGGTTCCAGCGCGGCGACCTCATGCCACCGGAGCGGGTCCTTGACCTGATCAAGCGACGAATCGAGATGGCCGCATGACCGCCTCCACCCCTACGCGGCTGTTCGCGGTGCGCCCGTACCCGAAGCTCGTGTGGCACTACTGCGTGGGAAGCAGCCACTGGTCGCTGTGCGGGCAGTGGGTGTCGACGCGGAGTTCGGTGACGCGCACTGTGTCGAACATCCCTGCCGACGAGCGTGCCTGCAAGAAGTGCGTGCGCAAGTTCGAAGGAGCAAGCGCATGACCGCCCCCAGCCCGGAGCAGATCCGGGCGCTGGCAAGCAAGATGCTGGCAACGGCGGACTGGGTTCGCGACGAGATGCCTGACCTGGCCGAGGAGATAGAAGACGGCGTTATCGCTCTCCGTGCCGCCGCCGACCAACTCGAAGCGGTGCGCGCTTGGGTGGACGAGCATCACCACCACTTCGCTGAGATCAGCGAACTCGACGCCATCCTCACCGCTGACACCGCACCCCGGGAACCGGACCAATGGGTGACGACGACTGAGTACGCGTATGGTGCGCGCGACGCACCAGACATCATCGTGCCGACAGGTGAGGACATCGACGACCTCGGGACTGCGCGGTACAACGCCGAGGAGTTCTGGATCGATGTGCTGCAACGCACCGTCAAGCGTGGTCCATGGACAGTCGTCCCCGCACCGCAGGAGGACCGCATGAGCAAGTGCGACTGGCCGGAATGTCCCGGCTACCCGGCTACTGTCGAGAAGCACGAAATTGAGTCCGGCCCGGAACTGCACCCGCAGTGCAAGGACGCGATCCTGCTTGCCGAACGAGCGCGTCGCGAGGGTTGGCACACCGCACCCCAGCAGGACCGTGATGAGTGACCCGGTGGACACGGAAGCGCTGCGGAAGACGGCACGTAAGGCAGGTGCAGCGATCGCAGCCGTGGCACTCAATGGTGGGCGCATCCAGATGCGCGTGCCTGCTGACCCCGAGAGTGACACGGACCTGCTGGTTACCGCACTCGAATGCGACGCACTTGCTGCCGCTGACGAGCTCGATCGCCTGCGCATCGTCCTGACCGACGCACCCCACGACACGTGGTGCGCTTCCCACGACTGGGGCAACGACAACCACCCGGGCGACGCGCGCCCCTGCGACTGCTGGAAAGCTGACGTCGCCCTAGACGGCACGTAGTCGTCCGGGGGACACTGTTCCTCATGGGGTTCAAGGAGTGGTTGGCGGGAGCAGACGAGCGCGCGTCGAAAGCGTCTGCCCGTCTTGATGAGATCCGCACCCGTCAGGCGACCACCGGGAAGTTCGCCGGCGTCTACCTCACCGACGGGATGATCGGGTGGACCGACCAAGGCCACGCACGACGTGAACCCGTCACCGGGGCTCGTGCGGAAGTCGCTGTCGGCGCCGACGCGCAACGCCGCATCACCGCGACCCGCCCGAGGATCAACCGGAAGGCATCGACGGCATCGAATGGTCCGAAGCGGTCGACCACGCACCCGTCTGGGTTGACGTCGTCTTCTCCCGCAGCGGTCGCCCGCGTCGGCTTGGACGAACCCGGGGACTCGTTGACGGCCGCTCCCGCGCTCGTCCGCAACCGTCCGGCAGCTGAAAACACGGCGCTGAACGACGAAGGGCCCCCCTCGAGCTCCCGAAAAGGAACCCGAGGGGGACTGTTGCTTTATCAGCAAGCGAGCTAGTCTCAATGCATGCTTACTGGCCTACTTGCTCTCGCCGCAGTCGCAGCAGTGTTTGCCGCTACTGGTGGCATTTGGGCCTGGCTCACGTCCACGCCCGCCGCCGGTAGTACGGGACCGATTGCCGCTGTCCGGCGGGCCATGCACGCTCATGACGCCAAACGCCGCGCGTTCTGCCGGTCGTGCCGCACGCAACTTGCGGTTGAAGGCGGCTACTGCTCGGAAGCTTGCGCTGTGCATGACGGCGAGCTGCAGTCGATCGCCTTCTAAGGCGTCCCGTAGAACGCCTTCTGGCTTGCCGCAACCGACTGGCGATCCGTTGAACCGAGCGCCGTCGGCCAGAACGCGAACTCCGACAGAAGCATCGCGAAGTTGGCCTCCGAACCGGATCGAACAACACCACCGATCGCGAACCTGTCCTTCACCTCGGACGGCCGCGTGTACGCAGCAGCGTTCAGATCGATCGCACCGTCTAGCCACTGCGACAGCGTGGATCCGGTGTCGACCGCGCTGAGCTGGTGGGCTGCGCCGTTGAACGTTGCGAGCGTGCCCCGCTTTGTCGTGTCTGTGCTCGGGAACGCGGTCGTCATGACGGGCATCGCTGCGGCACTGCCGATATCGGGTTGCTGAAGCCCATACTGCTGAGTGCCGACCGTCGACGCCGATTCTGCCCACATGCGCTTCTGGCCTCCCGGGACCGCAGCGGACACAACGCCACAAGCGGTTGCTGAACCCGCGACGAACAAAGCAGGCGACATGTTCGACAGGATGTCGTCGGTTCCATCGAACTGCGCGGCTGGCTTGCCGGCGCTCGTGATGACGGCTCCCGATGAGACCAGCTTCGGCTGTTTTGCGGCGACGCTTTGCGTGATGTGCCGGCTATTACCGCTTTGGTCGTACCAGGTCACGATGAAGGCGTCGCCCGAGCCGGCGAACGACAGCAGGGAATTGGTGTCGAGAGCCCCAGCCACGAATCCGATGTCAGTAGTGGCGTTGTCCGTTGCGCGGCGGACGTTCACAGCCTTACCGGCGTAGTTGTCCCCGACCTTCCGGAGAGAGTACGCCTGGGCGGAAGACGCGACGCCGAGCACGTTGATGATCACGTTCTCAGCAGTGCTGATCGTGAGGACTGTGGAGACCGGACCTGACGCGGTGCTCGTCTGAGCGCTCACCCGGAATCGGTAGGTAGTGCTGGCAGTCAGACCGGTGACGGTGGCTGCCGAGTCCGTCACTCTCGGGACCGAAGTCCAGCTGGACGCACCATTCACCTGATACTCGACGAGATACGCAGTCGCGCCGGTGACGGCGTTCCAGGAGAGAGGGACGCTGTTTCCCGTCGGCGTTCCGCCCGCCAGCCCGGTTACCTGTCCCAGCGTCGGCAACACCTCCGAGTACGGCGCGAGACCCGCCGAGACCCGCTCGAACGCGTCGAAGAATGCCCGTCCGTTGTACCTCGATCCCGGCCCGTTGAAGTGGTTCCCATCACCCTTGTTCATGCTGACGGCAGAGACGGCCACGTCGGTCCGCGCGATCCTGTTGGGAGTGTCCCGGTGAACGGCATCGATCTGGGCCCGGGTGCCGGTGCTGAGGTACTCGGGGACCATCGTCCCGATGATGAACGGGAGCGTGCTTTCACTGAGGTCTGTCCGGAGACCGGCGATGAGCGCATCAAGATCGGTCTGATACTGAGCCCCTGTGGTGCCCGCATCACCGTCCGTTTCGCCCTGCAGCCACAGTGCGGCAACGATCCGCGAGCCTGAACCGGCGGCAGACAGCGCACCCTGCACCTGAGCGATCATGTTCGCGTAGAGGTTCCCTGCAACGCCGCGACGCCACCCGAGAGCGGCAGTTGTGGAGAGCGCGGTACCTCCGTGTGCAACAGGAACGAGCAGCACTTTGCGCCCCAACGCAAGGCGGCGAGCGGTGTACCACCGAGCGAACTGCAGGCCAGGCCCGATTCCCGAGGGAGTGTCGTGCATCAGCAGCGGTTCTGAAGCCGGTGAGATGGTGTTCTTCGCCGCACCGGAGTTGCCGTACTGGAAGATGCGTGCGTTGATCGGGTCCGTGGTCGCGGAGAAGGGCGTTCCCCGCCCGGACATGTTGGACTGGCCTGCGAGGATCACGATGTCGTAGCCGGGGTCGGCGGGGGCGCTTCCGCCGCCAGCTGCGACTGCCTCAGCGATCGCAGCGCCTTCGAGGGTGCCGGGGTCACCGAGGTTCGCGGCAAGTTGCGACCGCACCTGCGTCGGAAGGTCACCGGTCGCCGTCGCCGTCATGAAGATCGGGAGCTCCGCCCACAGGCTGAACCCGTCACCGATCTTCGTCACCCGCGACGTCTCGTCGTACCCCCACTCACCCGGTTCAAGCGGACGGGCACTGTCCGCCCAGGACTCCGCGTTCCCGCGCCGCACCACGATCGTTGCGTATTGCGTTGCCATGCTGGCCTCTCTCCGATGTCACGGCCCTACGGCCTACTTCACGTTCTGGGGCGCGGCAGACGCGGCTGCGTCGCTTCCAGCGCCGAAGGGATCACGTCCGCGAGCGTCACCGCGTCCTCACCCTCGGGGTACGGCATCTCCGGCTCGACACCCCACGCGTTCATGATCTGACCCACCCAACGGGCGAGCGCGGTACGGAACTTGCGGTCCTCGCTCTTGAACGCGGCGAGCTCGTCACGGAGGCCCTTGACCTCTTCGCGGTACGACTTCACCTCAGCCTGCATCTGCTTGTTCGACTCGAGGACGTCCTTCACGAACTGGCCGGGATCAGCCGACCAGCGTGCTACTGCTTCCTGCTCCTCATCGGACACCTCCGCACGGCGCTTCCGCCGTGCGCGACGCACACCGAAGAACGCGAACGGTGACCCAATCGCGGCGATGAGCAGGGCACCTGCCGTGGTGATCAGCGTTCGGGTGGTTTCCGGATCGCTCACGCCAACCCCCTTCGTGCGATGCGTCGGGTGGCGCTTGCGTCGGCCTCCTTGCGCCCGATCTCCCCGATCAGGTCACCGATCCTGATGAGCAGACCGATGACAGCCAGGTCGACCAGGATGATGGTGAGCAGCGACGAGAGGGAACCGGAGTCGACGTAGAACCCCATGACGATTCCGTAGACGATGAACCCGATGACGAGGACACCCTTCCCGACGAGCTCGGTCCAGTCGCGCATGAACACCAGCCCGACGCTCGCGAGCACCGCACCAATGCCCATCGTGGCTGCCCACGCGTACGGGAACCAGGACAGGGTGAAGTCCTCGACGACCTGGGACCCGACGAGCACAGCGACGCCCGCGAACGCAAGCAAGTGCAGGTCGACGATCGGCAGGAACACGGTGTAGATCGGCCGGAACCGCTTCGGGACCAGCGGCAGGGAACCCTCAGACCAGATCGTCTTCACGGCGACCCTCCCGCGGTCAGTCACTCTGCTCAGTACGCAGGTCAGTGGTCGACGGTTCGAACTGCGCCGGCTGCAGCTCCTGCGCCGCCGGGTTGATGGCGTTCTTCGGGAGGAACGCTGCCAGGAACCCGACCACGAACCCGGTGACCACAGCACCAGCCGCGGCGCCGACCTTCGCCGTGTCGACCTTCCCGTCCGCCCAGAACCCCGTCACCGAGATCCCACCGATCGCGAGCGCCGCACCAGCGACACCAGCCGACCACGCCTTCTTCGCTCGAGCTCCGAGGTTCGCAATGAACCCGGACAGCCAGGAGCCGGAGACCGCTTCGTGCTTGCCGTTGTCGCTCACGCTGCGTCCTCCTCAGCCAGAGCCGCCTTCACAGCTGACTCGAACTTCGCGGACACCGCGACGCCCAGGGAGTCACGACGGTCACGGCAGTCCTGGATCAGACCGGACACCTGCGCCGAAGACAGCGTCTGGAACAGGCTCGTGTCACCAGGGACAGCGTGGGAGTAGGTGATCGCGCGGGAGCTCGACACGGCGGTGAACGACAGCTCACCGATCGCGTACTGCTTCTTCGTCTTCTCGGACGTGACGTACAGCATGTCTGCCTCGACTTTCGGAGTGGGTGGCTTGACGGGTGCCGGCGCTTTCACCGGCGGCTTGGGGGCTGCGGACGGCTTCGCCGCGAGGCGAGCTCGAGCGTCCGGGTACGGGGGAACCGCTTCTGCACGGGTCGCGAACTCGTGGTGCCACGGCTCGTTGAAGTAGCGGCCGGTCCACGTGCCGCCGCGGCCCTCGACGATCTGGTGCAGCCGGGTGAACTCGTCCGCGTACAGGGCCCGGTTCGACCCGTCCGGCAAGGTGATGCCGAAGTCGATCGCGTTGCCGTGCAGCACCTCGTCATGCCGCGACGTGAACGGTGCGGCAACCACGACACCGAGCGCGGCCCGGTTGTTCCACAGGTACGACTGCCGCCACCGGGACCGCATGCCCTCGTTGACCGACAGAGAACCCGACCGGCCCTTCGACCGCAGGTACGCGTTGAAGTCGATGATCGTGGACAGCACCTGCAGAGCGATCCGCTCCGACATGACGTACTGCTCCACGCCGCGGAGATCCCCGAACGAGGACTTCCGCACGCTGAACTTGGCGACCATGACGGCCCCCTTCCATGACGAAAGCCGCCCACACAGGGGCGGCTTAGGGTCTTTTGGCTGATTTTGGGTGCTTTATCTCGCGCTCAGAACGAGACGACGCCGATCTGCACGCCGCTGGTCCGGATCGTGTCCGAGTCCTGGTCGGCGTCGAGGAACACCCGCAGGACGTTCGCACCGCCCTTCGTCCTCGCGATCCCTGACACGGAGAAGAAGATCCCCGCGCCACCCCGGATCCGCGACAGGCGGCACGACGACGGGTGGAGGACGTTCTCGTCGTTCAGCACCACCGACAGCAGCCCCGACGCATTGTTCTGATGCGCACCCACCGCCGTACCCGTCACGGTGATGAACACCAGCCGGTCGGCGTCGGTGGAGAACGACTCACCAGCGATCCGCACCCGCCCAGAAGCGGGGGTGACGTCCGTGTCGACGTTGTCGTCCGCGGAAGGCAGCGCGTCGATCGACTGCGCACGACGCCACTGCGGCGAAGACGCCGTACCCGACGACCGGTACGCGAAGTCCACGTCCACGCAGTACGCCTCCGTCCCACGGAGGAACAGCAGCGGGCTCATCTCCATGAGCGAAGCCTTCGAGTCCACCTGGATCGACGGGCGGATCGACGGCAGCGGAGAGAACAGGGTGGACGCGGCGAGCGTCTGACCGGCGCCGCGGCTGAACTGGTGCAGCGTCAGGAACTCCTGCGTCCCGGACAGGGGTACCTCGGGACCCTTCAGCACGACGAGCTTGACCGGCAGGTCCACCGTCGGGTCGAATGCAGGGTCGGACGCCTTCCGCACCGCAGGGTTGTACAACAGCCCGACGTAGTAGCGAGTCGGGGAAGACACCGCCGGCACCGGGAGCGTGATGTCCGCGTCCATCTGGTGCCCGTACCCGTTCACCAGGGCGCGCGCGAAGCCGGACGTCGTGGACTTCCGGATCGTCACGGTGTCGTTCGTGTTCACAGTGATGCGGTACGGGGAACCCCAGTCGTCGAGGATGCCGTTCCCAACAGCACCAACCGTCTGCGCCCACGCACCATCCGTCAGCTTCTGATCGACGATCGGGAACGAGGTCTCCGTCATGATGGTCTCCTTCTAGATCGCCTGCAGCAGCCGGACGCTCTTCAGCGCCTTCGCCACACGTGTGTTCGTCTTCGTCGTCCACGCCGAGGAGTCCCTAGACCCGACTACCGCGGACACGGTCTCCGTCGGAGAACCTTCCTGCGCCTGCACTGTTGTCGTCACCTCACGGACCAGGTTCGACAGGTCGAGACCGTCGATGAAGACACCGACCTTGTCGCCGACGAACCAGTCACGCCGGTACCAGACGTCCGGGGAGTCCGTGATCGTGAACGACACTGACACCGGGGAGTCCCCGTCCGACAGTGCATCGTCGCCTGCATCGGCGAGCTCCGCCGCGACGGTGGTCTGCCGCTGGTCGATGAGCTGTTCGACCTTCGCACCCCACACCGCTTCAGCAGCGGTCGAGACACGCTCCGCGAACAGCCGCTGCTGGCCCTGACCGCCGCCCGCGACGATCGCGTCGGTGACGGTGGGGCGGGTCAGCGTGTACGACCAGTCCTCGCCGATGATCCCGCCGGTGAAGTCCCGCGTCGACCCGAACCTGACGTTCGCGGTGCGGTCGGTGATCGGCCGCACCGTGAACTGCAGGTAGGGGGCGTCGTCCTCGCCCTGCAATATGTCGACGTGCAACTTCCCGGACTCCGCGATGTCCGCGACGGTCGAACCAAGGAGGTCGAGGCGGCCCTTGATGGACACGTTCCGCCCACGCCCCAACGTCGCCGGCAACCGCAGCCGGGGTACGCGCCGTTCCGCTCGAGCGGCGTCCCCGGCGTTGAACCGGACGTAGCTGAGGAGCACCGACTCAGCAGGGCCCGACCGGTTGTCGTACGCGGTCGGTTGCGACGTGATCGGCGACGACGGGTCGGGAAACAGGATTCGGTCGTTGAGGACGTCGAGGTCCGACACCCCCGACACCGTCGACACGGTCGCACCGCGTTGGATGCTCGTGATCGGCCCGGACATGACCAGCTGGTCACCACGGGTGAGGAGCACCCCGTTCCCGGGCGTCAGCAGCCCCGCCAAGCCCTCGTTCCGTGCGGTGACGGACCAAGTACCAGGGTCGGTGCCGGTGACGTTGTGCCGCTCCACGACGGTCAGCGAGGACCAGAACTTCACGGGGTCGTAGGAGCGGCGGAGGCTCTTGTCCCGCGGCTGGATCATCCACTGCGGCATGCGACCTCCCAGATCAGAACGCTGCGAGCCAGCGCTCGAGCCATCGGACGGTCATCGACGTGTCCGCCCCAGCCGAACCGAGCTGCACGTTCACGCTGTTCATCCCCGGCCGGAGCGGAGCGAACGTCGAAGTGGGTGAGATGTACGGCCACGCCACCTGCCCGCCGAGACGAGCAGACCGGCGCCGAGGATCCGTGATCAGCACCAGTTCCTGGCCGTCAGCGACCGACGACGTCATCGTCATGTTCGTGCCAGGGAAGCTGAGCTCCGCGATCGTCGCGGGACCATCGACGAACACTTCCACCCACGCCGGTACGTCACCCTGCACCGCCATCTGCATGCCGTTGCCGATCGTCACCGAAGCGGAAATCGACCGCGGCCACACGTTGTCGTCGGTGGAGGAGAGGAACACTTCCCCGTCGGCGATGCCGTACGTGAACGACGTGTACTCCCGGGCGTGGAAGAACGGATCCACCGCGAGGAGTGTCAGCCCGAAGTTCTCGAACCGCGTCCCGCCGGCAGACCCGCCGTGTTCACCCGTCCACCCGTCCTTGTAGACGACGTCGAGTAGCCGTTCCCCGTTCAGGGAGGACACCCCGAGGCGGAAGGTGCCCGTGTCGCCCACGTTCACCAGGTCCCACATCGGGGCGATCAGCCCGCGGAGCTCGGTCAGCTTCCCCATGAACTCCGCATGGGACGTGTCGGATGCGAACTTCAACGGGAGGAACACTTCCCGCTCGTCGACGTTCACCTCCTGCAACGACGACCCTGGCATACCGGGAGTCTTGATCGTCACCACGTCCAGCGGGGGCAACTGCAGACCAGTCGCCCCCGCCTTCAGGATCCGGTCCACGTCAACGTTCAACGGGACAACGAGGGACCCGTCCATCGACTCGAGCCAGATCCGGCGTGTGTCTTCCCGCACGAGGACGGGCGGGGTGGTAGGGAAGTCGGGCCCGGTGGGGCCGTTCCCGTCGAGGGTGTCGACGAACTCGTCCGCCGGCCCACCACCATCGATCGTGTCGGTGATGGTGAGCGACGGTGACCCGCCGCTGATCAGTGTCGCCACAAGATGCCTCCGATCAACGGCCACCCGTCAGTACTTCGATCTCGTGCGTCTTCTGCATGAAGTCACGGAGCGTGACGTCGCGGCCCTCGTTGTGGAAGTGCGGCTCCCAGTGCTTGGTGCCGCCACCACCCTCGGTCGAGACGATCTCCCGCAGCGTCTGCATCGGCAGCGCCACCTCCGGGTCGCGGAGGTTGTTCTGCACCAGAGACAGCCCCTGCGGCAACACACCGCCCTTGTCGTACAAGGTGGGCGTCAGACCGCCGACGATGCCACCAGCGGCCATACCGCCAGCAGCCTTGCCGCCCTTGTACTCGAAGTGCCACGGCTCACGCTGCGCGAACGACAGTCCCGTCGGGTACCAGCCGAACCGAGGACCATTCGCACGCATCCACGCCTGCGAACCGCCACCAACGTCAGCAGCGAGCCCGTACCCGTGGACCGACGTGCCAGGCGTCGCCGCAAGGTTCCCGCGGCCAGCCCGGTACGCGGAGTACCGCATCTGCTGGTTCGCGAGATCCCGATACCCCTCCGTCAACGACAGGCCACCACCGAACGCCCGCTGCATCGCCTCCCACGCGACCGCAGCAGCCTTCCGGAGATACCCGCCGATCGGGCCGACACCAGGACCACCGGTGAACCCGGACACCTTCGACAGCGCCGACTTCGGCAGCTGCCCGTTCGCACCAGAGCCGCCGAAGTTCCCGAGCCCGTCAGCGGCGCCACCCATCGCCTTCAACGCGGACACTGCCCCGTCGAGGAGCTTCGTTCCCATGCCGCCAGCGACGTCGACCATGCGTCCAGCGCCCGGGATCCCGCCGATGGCGGACTTCACGAGCTTGCCGAGGGTCCCCATCGGGTCCGAGACGACCTGCGCTGCGGTCTCCGCAGCGTTCTTCGTCCAGTCCCATGCGTTCCCAGCGGCACCCTTGGTCCAGTTCCAAGCAGCCTTCGCACCGGACAGGAGTCCGTTGCCGTTGCCGCCATCCGAGCCGGAGCTCTTCTTGACGACGCCACCCTTCGCGTACCCGGTCATCTTCCGCACCGCCGAAGCGCCACCGGAGTTGCCGGCAGCGTTCAATGCGTGCACGGTGGACGGGCCGAGACCACGCACCACCTCGGGGACGAGGACACCCTCACCGCGGCGCATCGGCGTCATCACGTCGTCACGCTTCGCAGCCTGGTAGCCAGGGATGACGCCACCTCGAGCGAACCCGGATGGCAGATCGATCGGGTCGATCCTCTTCTTGACCCCGAATGCTTTCGCCACGTTGTTGAACGGCTTGATGAGCGAGTCGTTCACGACTGTGTTGACGACGAACTTGATCGGCGCCTTGGCAGCCGTCTTGACGGCCTCCCAAGCCCGCTTGATGCCATCCTTCATCACGTTGAACGCTGCTGGGATGGTTGTCTTGGCAACCGTCGTCAGCTTGTCGAAGACGGGCTTCAGCCAGTCCCAGACCGTCTTGATGGCTGTCTTGATGCCGTCCCAAGCAGGCTTGATCGCGTTGCGATACAGCCACGTGAATGCCGCACCGAGGGTGCCGCGGATGAACGTGACCGCCGTGTTGAAGATCAGGCTTGTCGTGGCCCACCAGAGCCGGATCGCCCCGGTGATCCATCCGACAACCGGCTGCACCACAGATGCCCAGAGCCACGTGAACGCGACACCGAGCACGTTCCGGATGAAACCGACCGCGATGTTGAACACCGCGGACGTGACCGCCCAGAACCAACGCGCCCCAGCCACGATGCCCGCCCACGCCACCCGTGCGACGCCCGCGAGGAACGTGAACACCGGAGCAAGAGCGAACTTCACCATCGCGATGACGAGTTCGAAAATCGCGGAGATCGTGTTGCCGAACCAACCGGCGACTGCAGCGATGCCGCGGAACACGGGCATGGTGACGTTCTGCCACCACCAGGTGAAGACGGAGGCGACCGCGCGGACCACAGCCGAGATACCCGAGAAGACAGGCTTCAGGACCGTGTTCCACGTCCACATCGCCGCAGCGGCGATGCCCTGCCACGCGGGCACGAACACCGTCTGCCACAGCCACACAGCTGCAGCTCCGACAGCCTTCGCGCCGACCTGGATGCCGGACCAGATGGCATCGACACCTGTCTTGAACCAACCGAGGTTCTTGTACGCCCAGATCACACCGGCGACCAGCAGACCGATTGCGGTGATGATGAGACCGATCGGGTTGGCCCGCAGAGCGAAGTTGAACGCCTTCTGCGCACCGACCGCGAGCCACGTGGCAAACGTCCACGCCTTCTGAGCAGCAGCGACAATCCGGATCTGCGACGCCCACGCTGCGAAACCGCCAGCAGTGACGATCTTCTGCTGCAGGATCCACGCCTTGTACGACAGGACGAGGCCGCCGATCGCCGCCGCCAACGCGATCACTGCGACCTTGTTGTTCCGCATGAAACTGGTGACAGCGACGAGTCCCGGCCCGATGAACCGAAGGACTGCAGCAGCCGCGCGGAACGCGAGGAGGAAAGCCCCACCGATGATCGCGGCGACCGGGCCGATCGCGACCAGCAGGTTCTTGAACGACGGCACGAGAGCAGTCGTCACGAACGTCCGCACGTCGTTCAACGCATCGACGACGACCTGCCGTGCGGCGAGGATCGCTTTCACCTGAGGCGAGTCCGGGACGAAGTTCGTGGTCGCCGTCAGACCCAGCGACACCTTCCCGGTGAAGGCGAGCGTGCCAAGGCCGCCCATCAGGTCGAGGAAGTTCGTGACCTTGCTACCGGCGCCGTCGAGGCCCTTCGCAGCACCGTTCGCGATGCCCTCGAGGGCAGGGGTCACGGTCTGGTAGATGCCGAGCGCGACGTCTTCAAGCTGCGACTGCAGCTTATCCATCGCACCGCCGAGACCCTTCATCTTCGACTGCGCGACTGCAGCTGCGCCGCCCTGACGGGTCACCGCGCCGGCCATGCTGTCAAAGTTCGTGGCACCGGTCTTCGCGAGGGCGGCGACCGCAGCAAGCGGCTCACGGCCGAACGCGAGGACCGCCTGGGACGCGAAGTCCTCCTGCGTCATCACCTTGCGCGCTTCGGAGAGCTGCTCGATGACGGTGCGGAGACCGACGAAACGGCCTTCCTGGTCGAAGACGGACAGGTTCAGCGAGTCGACGGCCTTCTGCGCCTGCTTCGACGGCCGCGCCAGGGACGCGAGCATGCCACGGAGGGCGGTACCTGCCGTGTCGCCCTTCAGACCGTTGTTCGCGAGGATGCCGATCGCCGACGCGGTGTCGGAGATGCTGATGCCGAGGGTGTTCGCGACGGGGCCGACGTACTTCATCGACAGGGCGATGTCGTCGACACCACCGGCGGCAGCGTTCGCGGTGTTCGCGAGGACGTCGGCGACCATCGCAGCGTCCTTCGCGGCGAGCCCGAACTGGTTGAGGGAGTTCGCCTGGATCTCTGCAGCACGCCCACCGGACACCTGCGCTGCAGCAGCGAGCTGGATCGTGCCCTTCGCTGCTTCCATCGCGTCACGGGCAGAGAGACCGCCCTTGGCGAGCTCGAGCATGATGTCCGCAGCGTCCTTGCCAGACGTCGCGGGAAGAGTGAGGTCGGAACCCAACTCGCGGGCGGTACGCCCAACTTCGATCATCTGCTTGCCGGTGAGGTTCGCGACTGCCTGCAGCTCGTTCATCGTCGCCGTGTACTCGTTGCCGAGCTTGATGACCTGCCCAGCGCCGATGATCGCGCCGAACCCGGCAGCCATCCCCGCGAGCGGCTTCAGTGTTGCCAGAGCCGTGGCCGCGACGTTCTTCGCACCAGCAGCGACCTTCCCCAGCCCAGAGGACAGAGGAGCGCCGGCCGCGGCGAGCTTCGAGAACCGTCCCGTCATCAACGCGGACTGCTTCGACGCCTGACCCTGCGCCGCAGACAACTGCCCAGTGACCGTCTTCTGCTCGTTGAACGCAGCCTTCAGCTGGTCCTCGACCGCAACGACCTTCATGCCGGCGGTCTGCTGCTTACCGCGCGCGGACGTGAGCTGCTGCTCCGCCTTCAACGCCTGCGACGACGAAGCCGCGTACTTCTTCCGCTGCTCAGCGAGACGAGCCTCAGCCGCCTGCACACCGACAGCGGCAGCCTTCTCCTCCGAACGCGCCTTCGCGATCGCGACCTTCTCCGCCTGCACGACCTTCGCGGCACGCTTCGACGCGACCTCGAGCTCCTGCACGAGAGTCTTCGCCGCCGACGTGGATCCGCCAGCCGTCATGGCGGCAGAGAACTGCTTGCCCGCAGCCAGACCCGCAGCTCTCGCCGCGGGTCTGGTCTGCTTCGCCAGCATCGGACCAAAATTGCGGGCGGTAGGGAGGACGTCGAGCCATACGGCCGAACCGGTACCAACGCCCACAGCGCACTCCAATGTCTAGTTGTTGACGAACCAGCCCGCCTCAACGACGGCCATCTCGGCCCGCTGCCGCGCCAAGTACTCGGCGTCCGCTTCGTCCCGCTCCGTGGGTTCCACGACAGGGGCGGGCAACAGGTCCGGCTTCGGGATGGCCGACTTCGACAGCGCCGACTGCACCGTGTACAGCAGGACCCGCATGATCGAGTTCGTGTCCCGGGCGATCCAGTCCGAGTCCTGCCAGTCCGTGTCCCGGTGGGCACGGTGGAACGCTGAATCGGTGGGTAGACCTTCGACGAGGACCCTCAACTGCCAGGTCTTGATGCGCCCCTGCAAGTACTCCGCCAACGGGTCCCGCGGCGAGTACGTCGACTGCAGCGCAGCATCCCCAGGACCCTGATGGTCACCGAAGAGCCGCAGCATCGCCTCGGTGCGGACCTGCACAGCGACGGGGTGCGTCGCTGGCAGGTCCGCGATCTCGAGGTCGAACTCGTCGAGGTCTACCCCCGTCAGTTTCCCTGGGTCTTCTTCAGGTCCTGCTGCACGGCGACCATGACGATGTTGAGGGCGTCGTCCGTGCCGCCGGCAGCGATGAATCGGTCGTACTGCTCATCGCCGAGGAGGATGCGGCCCTGGGCCTCGTCGTCCTCGTCGTCCATCTCCTTGAAGGCCTTCTTCGTGGCCTTGTCGTAGAAGTAGGGGTGCGGGATGTAGAACGGCTCCCCGCCCTCTTCGACGAAGATCTCGATGCGGTCACCGCCGACGGACTCCTCGACCTTCCGCCGAGCGGCGGCGAGGGTGTACGACGTGCGACGGTTCTTGTCAGCCTGACTGGTCATGCGGGTCTCCTAGTGAGCTTGGTGAGCTCGTGAGCAGGGGTAACAGGTGGCGGCGGCGCAGCTCACCAAACGACGCCGCCACCTGGTCTTGGGGGGAGGGGTCAACCGCCGGAGACGACGACGCCGCCAGCAGCGGTCTGCGCCTCCGTGTACGACTTCCCGACGATCGGGTCCTCGTAGATCGTGAACGTGCGGTTCACCTCTTCGACGTCGGACCGGTTCAGGGCCCGGTCGTCGATGTCGGTGACCTTGATCCGGTACGCGGCCTCGACGCGGTACACGGCGGAGTCGCCGACACCGTCCTGCGACAGGGTGATCGCCCGGTAGTACGGGTACTCACCCGACGTCTCGTCGTAGATCCACGCCGCGTTCTTGTCCGCCGGCCACTCCGACACGGGCTGCTTGTAGGCCAGCGCCTTCGTCCACCCGTTCGTCTCACCGAACGCCACCTGGAAGGTGTGCGTCTCCGATGTGACGTCCGATCGGACCGACTGCGTGGTCTGCAGCATGTTCGTCTCGTCCGACGACACGTCGTACGAGTGCGAGATGCCGTCGGTGGTGATGTAGCCCATGTTCTTGTAGCCGGTGGGCAGCGCGATCGGCTTCCCGTCGGTGGCGAAGAACGCTTCGGGGATGGCAGTGGAGTAGTCCGCGATCGCAAGGATCGTGGTACCCCACTTGTGGACGTTGCGGTTGTCGTTGGCCAGCTGGCCAATCACGTCAGGCATGCGTTCTCCTTGAACGACAAAGCCGCCCGACGTGCGGACGGCTGAATGGATGATGAGTGTTGGTGAGCGGCCTATTGGGGGCGCGCGTCGAGCTCGTACGTGCCGACAGCACGACGCAGCGCCGTGTTCGAGTACGCGACGTTCCCGAACGAGTCCGACTCGCGGACCTCGTCGAAGAGGTTGCAGAGAACCATCGCGACTTCGACTTTCTGCACGAGATCCCACACGGCGCCGCGGGTCTTCGCGAACACCGTCAGATCGACGTGGAACGTCTTCTCGTAGTCGCGGCCGAACCCGCCAGGGATCCGCTCCACGACGATGCACGGCGCCACGGTCTCGAGGTTCGACGGGGTCTCCGTGTACGTCGCAGCGCCCGTCTCCTGCTTCAAGTAAGCGAGGAGCACACGCTCCACGTTGGGCCACACCCCGTACACGTTCATGCGCCCATCGCTCTCCGCAGGATCGCCTGCTTCGACACACCCACGTCGCCGTGCTCCACCTGAGTCGCGTCAGCAGACGTCGCGATCACACGAGCGAAGGGACGCTTGTACCCGCCGTTCGCCTTCGTGCCAGGACGAGTGCCCTCCTCCACACGGAGAGAATCACCGAACTGCTTCGCACCAGCCGCGTACGCCAGCCGTTGCGCGCGCGGCAGGATCCGGTCCGCCTTGTCCCGCATCGCCGTCCGCACCGCAGGGTTCCGGACCGCCTGATCGATGATCCCCCGGCCAATGACGACCTTCGGCATCAGCTGGGTGCCGCGTACTCGAAGTCCGCGATGACCGCCAGCTTCTCCGGCTTCGTCTTCGCCCCCGACAAATCGATGCCGCGCTTGTCAGCCCACGCGTCGATCTCCGCGACCGTCCACACCTCCGACGGAACCGTCTCCACCGCAGGAGAGTGCTTCGGCTCCACCAGTCCCAGACGCACCGCGTCCTCGAGCCGGTACTCGTTGCCGTTTACGCTGATCTTGTCCGACATCCGTCAGCCCTTCGTCTCGGTGATCACGAACTCCGTGTGTGGGAGCACGTTCCAGTACGTCTGTGGCCGGCCATCGACGTAGTACGTCTGACCGCGCCAGATGACCGTGTCCGCGGCCTGGATCCAGTCCTGCGGCTCACGAGTCGACACCATCCACCGTGAGGTGACGATGTCGTTTTGGCCGAGAGATTCCTTCGTCCCCACGGGCTGCACATTGCAGCCACCGATGACCTCGTCGATGACCGTCTTCGTGGGAACGCCGTCCTCGTCGGGCACACCCTCGGTGGTGCGCTGCACAGTGACGGTGTCGCGGTGCAGCATGTTCGCGAGGATCACCAGTGGTCACCGCCGATGCGGTACCGGGCCACCGCTCGAGCCCACTGCGACGTCGTCCCGACCGTGGCCGCAGCAGCCATCGCGACCTGCTCCTGCCCCGACGTGAACTGCGACAGCCACGGGGACGCTTCGGAGATTGACGCAGCCTGGTCGAGGACCACTTCCTGCACGTCTCCCGGGATGTCGGCGAAGCCGTGCGTGTACACGACCTCGATCGACCGCCACACGTCGGGGAACCGTGCGGGGAGGCGGAGCAGGCCAGCAGCCGACCACTCAGGGTCAAGCACTGTCTGCCCCGCCACCGTCAGACTCGCGACGGACACGACCGGCCACACCGGAAGCCGGAGCACCCGGGCCCCCGCCCCGTCGAGAACGATCGTGTCGTCCTCGACGAGGCTGATGGGGTTCCGGGTCTGACCGCGGAACCGCTCCGACGCCATCTGCAGCGCCAGAGCGATCCCAGGGTCACTCTCCGGTTTGCCGAGCCTTGCCGCGAGATCGGCTGGATCGGCCAGCGGGGGCAGCGTCGTCTCCTGCAGAGTCACGTCCTGCCTCCTCCACACCGCGTGCCTTGTTGTGCACCAGACCGAGACGGTTCGCGTCTTCGATCCGATACCGGATCCCGTTGATGACGACCATGCCGTCCGTCATCAGCCGGCCGCCACCGTGCCGAGCTCGACGAGGGCGAGGTGCGCCGGCTTGTAGATGACCTGCGCGGCACGCAGCTCCGCACGGACGTACACGAGGTTGCGTCGTGCGTAGTCGGCGTGCTGGTTGAACGCGACCACGGACAGCGCCTCACGCTCGAGGACGTTGATCGTCGAAAGGTCACCGACGAGCGCGGTGCCCTCCGGGATCGCCTGCGCGGTCACGTACGGACGGCCCCACAGAGTGCGGGGACCAGCACCGAACGGACCGTTGCCGTAGAAGCGCTGGTTCCCGTCCTGCATGAGATCCAGCACCTCAGCGTCGGCCGGGTTGAGGACGATGCCGGTGACCTGTGCTCCGACCTCGTCGAGGGCGGTGAGCGCCTTGCGGATCGACACGGGGATCTTGACCGGGTCGGTGCCAGCAGCGGCGATCTGCTGGATGCCGGTGGTGTTCAGGATGCCCGTGGGCTGGCCTGCAGCACCCGTGCCGTTGAGGAGGTAGTTCTCGATCACGGCCCGGATGTTGTACGCGAGCTGCCCGTTCAGGTACGACGCGAACGCACCCGCGTCGGCGAGGAGCTCGTTCGTGACGGTGTAGCCGTCGGCGTAGGTGAACACCTTGCCGGTGGCGATCGCCGTCGACAGGTCGGACAGGGGCTTCAGAGCAGACGCGGGGTCCGTCGGCAGGATCTCGTCCTTGACGATGCCCGCGTTGCGGAGCACCGAAGTGATCTGCACGTAGTCGAAGCTGTTGCCGGTGATCGACCCGGTCGAGATCAGGTCGAGCAGCGTCAGGGGACGCTGGTACGTCAGGTCCACCTGCGGCAGACGCGTGGGCTGCAGACGGCCCACGGCGACCGACAGGGGGTTCGGGTCCGCCTTCAGACCGCGACCCTTCGCCCCGACGGTGACCTTCGGCAGCTGGATCAGCGAACCCTCACCGAACCCACCCGGGTTCGACTTGATGAGCTGCTGGTACGGCGCCGACTCCGTGTACGCCTCGCCGAACGACTTGAAGCCCTCGGGCTGCTCCTCGGCCGGCTTCGGCTCGTCGTCGGACTTCGCCGGCGACGTCGACGCGAGGAGTGTCTTCATGTTCGACTGCGCGTCGTCCGCGGCCTTCACCTGAACGGTGAGCTCGTCGGCCTGCGACTTCAGCTCACCGATCTTCGTGATCTCGTCCGCCGTGAACTCACGGTCCTCGGACTTCGCCAGATCGGCGATGCTCTTCGCTTCGGCCAGGACGGCCGCGAGCTTCTCTCGGAGCGTCTTCATCGTTCCTCCATCAGGATCAGTTCTGCTGCGGTCGCCCAGGCCGCCACTTGGGCATGAGTAAGGCCCGCCGATTTCGACGGGCCTGACGGTTCCCCATCCTGGGGAGGTGAGCTTTCCGGCGGGGCGCCGGAAGATTCGGTCGGGTCGGGCGGAACCTCGACGTTCGGCGTCGGCTCCACCTCCCGAGGGTCGGCGGCGAGTTCCTCACGCACGATGCGTCGGATGTCCTCGTCGGACTTCGTCCCGAGTAGCTGCGTCTCCGGGTTCATGCCTTTGAGCGTCGGGCCGAACTCGATCAGGTTCAGCTTCCGGAGCTCGAAGAACTCGTCCTCGTCCTGGGTGACGTAGCCACCATCGACGACGTCGTACCCGAAGGAGAACTCCTTCACCCGACGCTGCTTCAGCAGCTTGTACGTCTGCAGCGCCGTCGGGTTCTCGAGGTCCAGCTGCGCCGTCACGAGCAGCCCGTCCGCGGTCTCAGCCGCTGACAGGCTCCACCCGATGTGCGCGAACGGATCCGACCACTGATGCGACCAGATCGCGGGGATCGCGTCACCAGACGCCTCCCAGTCGCGCAGCGACTCAGCGAACGCACCAGGGACGATGACGTCGCCACCGTGGTCCTTGTTGCCGAACACCGCGACGAGCGCCGTGAACTGACCGTCACCAAGACCATCAGCCGTGCCGACAGCCTTCACGTTGGCGTTGAAGCTCTTCGTCTTCATGCGCTTGCCTCCAACTGCCCGGTCGCCCAGAGCACTTCCATCGCCTGCTTCGGATCCAGCCCCTTGCTGCGGAGCAGGTCGTACGCCTTCGCAACCTCCGGGGTTGCGTCAGCCGGGGAAGCCTGCGGACCACCGCCACGGACCACGTTCAGCGGCGTGATGATCTCGTCACCACCCTCGATCGCCGGCAGGTTCTCCTTCGCCCGCCCTTCGTTAAGACGGAGCCAAGGGCCACCGATTGCCTGCGACATGATCGCGGCGCGCTCCTCGAACGACCCGCGAAGCTTCACGTCGAGATCGAACTCGACGTACAGCGACTCGTCACCACCGTTGACGAGCGGAGTGACGTGCAGGTTGAACGCCTGCTCGAACTGCACGATGGTCGAACCGAGCGAGTCGCGGTACAGCAGCTGGCGGAACGCTTCCATGTTCGCGTAGTTGCCTTGCCGTGCCCCGATCATCTCCGGTGGCACGTGGTACGCCGAAGCGACCTCGATGTCGGTGAGGGTGCGCCCCTCCACCTCCTGCATGTCCTTCGGCGAGAAGATGTCGACCTTCTTGACGTCCGCCCCGATCGGCAGGACAGGCATTTTGCCTTCGCTGCCACCACCGTCGGACCAGTTCGACATCTCTGCTTCGAGGCGCTGTCGTGCTGCCGAGTCGAGAGGTTCTACGTCGGGCACGACGGCCTGCGTGACAACCGCCGGGAATCGGGCACCCTTCTTGTGAATCGCGCTCCGGTACTTCACGGACTCGGTGTACTCGTCGAGGATGTGCCGCAACGTCTCGATCGGGGGAGTGCCGTTCCCGGAACCGTACCCACGGTCGAAGAACAGCCCGTCGAGGCTGATGTGCTTCGGCTTCCCGTCGCCGACGTACAGGTCGACCCCGTCAACGAGCGACGTGCCCGTGTGAGTGAACCGCCACGACTGCGCCGGCCAGTGCTGCAGCACCACGCCAGCCCGCGAGTCCGCGGACGGCACCAGCTGCGCCATGAACCGGTCGTAGACCAGGAAGTCGCACAACAGGGTGTGCCAGAACCGGTACTGCGTCAGGTGCTTCTGCGGCTCTCGGATGAGCTCCGCGAGCGGCCCGTCCGTGACACGCTCCCGATCGGTGTCCCCGTTGCGGCGATACACCTTCATCGGGATCGACGCGATGTTCGACGCGATGAAGTCAACGACCTTCCGCACCGACGGCTGCGACTGCCAGATCGAGTACGCCGACTGCGCGTAGTCCGTCAGCGGCAGACCCGGGTCAGCGACGATCGACCGGCCGTCGTAACGCCACGGCGTCGACAGCGACGGGAACTCCGCGAGGATCTGCCCGTTCGACTGGTCAGACGACGACTTCTTGAAGAACAGGCTCACGTCATCCTCCAAGCGATCAGGAACAGGGCCACACCCGCGACGACGAGCGCCGCCGGCCAGTACACGGCCGCGACACCCGCAGTGATGAGCAGCACCCCAAGGATCTCGAGGAGGACCACGACAGCTGCACGAGTCATCACGCCACCTCCGAGGTGCCGAACACGCTCGCGTCCGGATCGTTGTACGGGTTCTTCTTCTTCGGCTTCGTCACCAGGGCCTCGGACAGGGCGTTCATGGCCGCCGCGACACCATCGATCTTGTCCATCGAGTGCGCCTTGTTCGGCTTCACGTTCCCGTTCGCGTCGATGTCCACCGACAAGTTGTCGACGTTCCACCGCAGCACCGGGTTCCCGCCCGTCCGGAACAACGGCTTCTCCTCGCTACCGGTCAGCAGAAGACGCTGCAGCTCCTTCAACGGAGGCGACAGGCGCCGGAAGTCCTGGTACACACGCACCAGGTTCTTCACCCCGGAGTCCTGCAAGCTGTTGACCATCTGCGTCGAGTTCCACGGGTCGAAGCCGATCGACACGACGTCGAACTGGTCAAGGTCCGCTTGGATCTGCGCCTGCACGAACGCGTAGTCGGTGACGTTCCCCGGCGTCGTCCGCAAGAACCCCTGACGAACCCACGCCGAAGCGTTGCCTGCGGTGCGCTTGTTCAACGCATCCAGGGCCCCCTCGGGAATCCAGAACCTGGCGAGGACGTCGTAGCCGTTCCCGTCCGGGAACAGCAGCACCCACGCGGTGAGGTCCGACGCGGACGCGAGGTCCCAACCGCCGAACGCCTTCCGCCCAGCAAGCTTCGCTTCATCCACCGTGCCGGCGTTCCGGTCCCACGAGTCGAGAGTCAGGAAGCGGGCCTCCTGCTTCGTGCGGATCCCGAGATGCAGCCGCAAGTAGTCGCCGAGCTGCGCAGGGGAGTCCTTCGCGATCAGCGCTGCCGACTCAAGGTACTGCCGGGACGGGCTGATGCCGTACCCCGGGTTCGCCTTCCGCTGCGTCTCCGGAGCGAACGGATCGTCCGTCTCCTCAGCACCCCAGATGACGCCGTAGTACGCCGGGTTCACCAACGTGCCAGCCGCAAGCTTCTCGACGTACATCCGGGTCTCGTCGTAGATCGTCCCCGACTTCGACGCGTCCGGCGTCGTGATCCGGATGCCCAATGGCTGCGTACGCGAACCACGACCAGTCTCGAGGGTCCGCACCAGGTCCGGCGTCTTGTGAACGTGGAGCTCATCAACGATGAAGCAGTGCAAGTTCGCGCCGTGCTGCGCATCAGCCGCCGACGAGATGACCTCGATGTACGACCCCGACTTCGGGTGCACGATCCGCTTCTGGTGCGCCTTGAACCGACCCGCCAACGCCGGCGTCTTCTCCACCAGCTGCTTGATCGGCCCGAACACGAACCCCGCCTGACGCTCCGTCGAAGCGGCCGTCACAACCTGGGCGCCGTGTTCGCCATCCGCGCCGGCCATGTATACCGCGATGCCGCCAGACAGCGTACTTTTGCCGTTCTTCCTCGGCACGTCGACCATGACATCGCGGATGACGCGAACCATCTGCATGGCATCTTCGTCCCACCGGACCCAGCCGAAGACCGGAGCAAGGATGTAGGCGATCTGCCAAGGGTCAGGGTCAAGCGGCTTGTTGGCTGCGGCCCACTTGCCTTGCGTGTGCCGCAGCAGGTGGAACGTCTTCAGCACCTTGTCGACCCGCTCCGGGTCGAACTGTGCACCCTCAACCTCACGCGGCTCGGGGGTCTTGAACTTCGGCGGGATCTCCGGCAACGGGTAGCCACGATCCTGCAAGTACCAGGCGACCTCCGGAGACAGCTTCAGCCGCTCGAGGTCAGCCTCGTCCAGATCGTCAGAACGGGTTGTCGTCTTCCCCATCGTCGGACTCCTTCGCCAAGCTCTGCTCCGAGCTCGGCGTCAGTCCAAACTCCCGTGCCAGCAGCTGCAGCCGATGCCCCGCATTCCGCCTGATCGCAACCGCCGGATGCGGGATCTCACCCTGCTTCGCATTGATCGTCAACGACCCATGCTCCTGCAGAGCCAACGTCGCAGCCTTGAACTCCGACCACGTCTCGCAGTACGTCGCCAGAACCGCCCGATCCTCCGCCTTCACGATGTCCAACCGCGTCAGCTCCGGAACCACACGGTTCCACTCCGCAACCGCCTCATCCGACAACCACTCAGGAGCAGACGGAGGCACCCGCTTGAACGCCGGAGCATCCACCACCTTCCGACCACCACTGTCACGACCATTCCCACGGCCCTCAACGAGCCTGAGAGCTGCTGGTCTCGCTGCACGAGGCATCGGAGACCCCCTAGTCGTCGTAGTGAGACGCGAACAGCGGGCGCACCGGCGGGCGCTCTTATCCGCGGATTCCCCGTGATGTTGACGCCCCTATCCCCCTGGGGACACCCCGTGACACCGGTCTCTCGGACACCCGTTGTCTGGACTACCGCGTGTTAGCTCACTGTCAGGTGGCTGCGCCCGCTACGGCAGTTGGTTCCAGAGTTGGGAGGCGAGGGTTTCGGTGTTGCGGTCTTGGTGTCTCAGGGTGGTGAGGCGTTGGGCCCGTTTGAGGGCTGCTTGCCGTGTCTTGTAGTCGTGGTGTGGGTTGCAGAGTGGCTGCCAGTTGGCGTGGTCCCACATGGCGCCGCCGTCAGCGAGCTCCACGATGTGGTCGACGACAGTGGCTGGTCCGTCGCAGACTCGGCACCGTGGGTTGCTGCGGAGGTACTGGGTGGACTCTGTCCGCCACCGTGCGGTGTTGCGTCCATCGCCGGGGATGACGCGGTGTGCGCCCGACTTCCGCTTCCGCTGGTGTTCAGCGCATCGGCCCCGGTTGATGGCGAGTTCGTCGCAGTCGAGGGCTGAGCAGCGCATGGGTGCGCGGGTGGGCATCAGTCCCGGTCCTCTACGACGTCGGACATGGCCTGGTTGATTTCGGCCACTGTCTGGGGGTGTGGGGTGAGTGGTTCGGGCCATCGGTTGGATCGCACTCGGTGGCTGCTGATGTCGTCAGGCTGCTGAGCGTCGGATCGCATCGCGGGCCTCGTGCCGGTCGCGGCGTCGAGCATCGCGCTTGATGCTGCTGCGGACACCTGCGCGCTGCAGGTACGCGAGGTACTTGCGCCCGAAGCGGCTGAAAGCATCCCACTCGGCGCCAGTGCGACGTTGCCGGTGCCCCATGCTCATCATGTACCCCATTCCGGAGGGTGTTCTGGTCTCAGCCCGTCTCAGCGGAGCCGGTTGTACCCCATCAGTCGACGGTGATGCCGAGGTCGCGGAGTGTGGCGATGACTTCGTCGCCGTACATGCGGAGGCCGCGGTTCTCCCACGCGGTTTCGACTTGCTCGGTGGTGAGCCGGATGTCGGCGTGGGCGGTGTTCTGCGCGATGAGGGTCAGCTGCTGTTCGATGCCGGCGAGGAGGTTGAGCTTCGCGGATCGGTACTCGCCGAGGCTGAGGTCACCCGCGGGCACGAGCATCCGCCCAGATCATGCCCTCGGCGTTGTGCGGGCCGTCGTGGTAGCCGGGCTGACCGCAGAACATCGGCGGGCCCAAAAAGTCTCGCGGGAAGACCGCGCCGCACTTGTCGGCGGGCAGCGGCGGAGCCACCATCGGCGCCCACGGCACGCTCATGCTTTCACCGGTTCCGGGTCGCCGTACGTGGTGGTCTTGACGACCGTGGCGAGGGTCACGTCGGGTTCGAGCATCGCTGCCCGCATGTTCGACTCGATGCGGTGGAGTTCGTTGACCGCTTCCGACTGATCGACGACGTACGAGCTGATCGCCTTCCCGCCACGAGCGACGGTGAAGACGGTCTCCTTGATCGGCTCAGGCATGTTCGCCTCCTCGATCGAGGTACGGGTCGAAGGTGAACCCGATCGTGGGGCGCCAGCTGGTGTCGCGCTCGTGGAAGCCGCTCGTGTCGTGGAACTCGCCGCCGGTACCGAAACGGTTGACGGCGGTCGTGACGATGGGGGCGAGCTTCCGCTCGGTCCGGCGAGTCTCCGCTCGTGCCTGCTGGCGTTGCAGCATCCGTGATGCTCGCATCGTCGCCTCCTCGGTGGTAGTCGACCGGTCTCGTCTGGGTTCCGCGCGCCACAGCGGGTTACTCAGGGTCACGGTCTTGAAGGGTCCTCGTGCTCGCGCCGCGTTCGTTGGTTCGCTGTGCGGCCGGTCCCAGAGCGAGGTGCGGGATCGACGGCTAGGTGCGGTGCTGGTACGTGTCGGCGGGCACGAGGAAGTGTTAGTGCCAGGTGCGGGGGCGTCCGCTCGTCCCTCGGTGCCTGGCGCACCGCCGGTCACAGCCCGGATCCGTAGGCGATTTGTTGTCGCTGTGGTACTCAGCGGGTGGGTCACCACCACCATGTCGTCGGAGCCAACCCGAAGTGGCTCCGACAGCCCATCCCAGGGCGGTACATGAGAGAAGCCCCGACCGGTGATGATCGGGGCTTCTCCGGACAGACTCGTCCGACGTACCTCAATTATGCCACATGAAACAGCATTTCGGACGTGTTGCAGGGCATGGTTCGGCCAGCGTGTCGCTGAGCTTCTACGTGGTCGTCAGCTCCTCCGCTTTCTCGGTGAGTTCGTCTCCGAGTTCCGCGACCGCTTCGAACCCGACCCACTCGGTCGCGGAGCCGATGATCTCCGGGCATGCCCTACATGTTGCGCGGGGGCGGATGGGTTGCCCGTCGACCTTGCGGTACTCGACGACGATCGGCCACCGGAACACTTCCCCGTTCTGGTCGGTCCAGAACTCGGACCGGCAGACGGGGCACACGGTGCGGATCTCGAGCCGCTTCGGCGGTTCCAGCTGCGTGCGGATGACACGCACCCACCGTCGCAGTTCGGTCGTGTACCAGCCGATGTCGTCGGGTTCGTGGCAGCGGGCGTTGAAGGTGACGTACCAGCGCCGCAGGGACCCTTGCACGTCGTCTTTGACCCAGTCGGCACTCCAGTTGCAGCACCAGCCGCGGACCGCTTCGCTGATCCGCCCCCACTCGGCGAGGGCTTCGGATTTCACCATGTTCCGTTCACGGGCGGCGACGGACTTCGACCCGCCGTCGTTGCCCGCTGACGGGGTGATCGACGCGTACAGCTGGTCCAGCAGGCTGGGGTGCTGCACGGAGTGGATGCCGATGTACGTGCCATCGTCAGCCGTCTGCGTGATGTGCTCCGTGGACGGCTTCGTGAGGACGTCCACGACGTCGAGGAGATCAGTCACGCGTCTTCCTTTCCAGATGCCTCGACAGTCCTGCTAGAACTTCGACGAGGGGCGCGCCCACCGATGCGATTGCTCGGTTCGCAAGCCGCAGGCAGGCGGCAGCTCGTGCTTGTGCGACGAGCTGAGGTGCGTGCTTCCAGAGCTCCCGGTCGCCCATCAGAACGGGGTCTCGTCGTTGAACCCGTCACCGGGCGTGGACCAGACGTCGTTGCCCTGCTGACCGGCTCCCTGCTGCTGCGTCGGTGACCACGCACCACCCTGCTGCTGCCCGCCCTGCTGGCCCGTCTTCGATCGGCGGTCGTCGATGCCGATCGTCGGGTTGCGGAGGATCACGGTCGCGCCGGCACCGTTCTTGCCCTCGTAGACCTGCACCTCCGGGTCGCCCGAGATCGTCACGTAGGTGCCCTTCTGGACTCGGCGGGCGTAGTACTCGGCGTCCTGGTCCCAGAACGTCGCCTCCGCCCACGTCACCTGACCGACGTTCTCGTACCCGCCGCCCTCCTGCTTCTTCGACCAGGAGTGCGCCACCCGGATCGACAGCACCTTCTTCCCCGTCTGCGTCTGGTTCTGGCGGGGCTCGACAGCCCAACCCTCGACGGTCATCGTTGCGTTGCTCATGCGGATGCTCCCTTGGGGTTGGTGGTGATGTTGTCTGCGTCGAGGAGAGCGGCGACTTCCCGTCCCCACTGTTCCCATGCGTCGGCTTCGATCGGCAGTTCCGGCCACGTGACGTCGTGCATCTGATCGAGGTGCGCGAGGCGCTTGTCCTGATCGACGATGACTCGGCAGAGCCGGACCAGCAGGTCGTTGACGGACGCCGCGGTGAACTGGTGACCCTCGAGCGCTTCTTGCAGGATCGCGTCGTTGTTGCTCATGCTGCGAACTCCTCGGTGTTGATGTGCTGGTCCATCAGGTCAGGGCGGAAACCACCCCAGGTCTCGTCGACAAACCCGGACGGGCTGGTCGGGTCGGGGGTCTGCACGACGACGATCGGCGCCGCACTGATCCCCAGCTCACGGGCGGCGGCGATCACCCCGTCGTCCTCAGCGGAGTCGTGGATGTACGGCACCTTGTGCTCCGTCAGCCACTTCTCCGTCATGCGGCACTGCACGCACGCGGGCTTCGAGTAGACACGGACGGTCTGCTGCGTGGTCATGGGATTGTCCTTTCGGGTTGGGTCAGTTGGGTCGGGTTGTTGGTGTGGTGCGGTCACGTGATCGGCTCCCACGGCCACGAGGAGCCGCGGACCATGCGTCGGGGCCAGCCGCGTTCGTCACGGTCTCCACGCCACCGGGAGACAGCAACGACGTGCCCTTCACCGGTGTTGTCCGGGTCGGGTCGGAGGCCGAATCCGAACTCGGGCCAGCCGAGGAGCGCCGCGGACCCTCGAGGTCGGAGGTCACGTTCACCGGATGCGCCGGTCGACTTGCCGGCGTGGGCTTCCATGACGAGCGCGATGTTCCGCTCCCGCAGCGAGTCGAGGCCGACGATCAGCGGTGCGGCGTCGTCGTCGTTGTTGATGGCCTTCGGGACGAGCTTGTACAGCGGCCCGATGAACAGCACGTCGGGCTTGTGCCGGTCGATGAGCCGGTGAATCTCGGACAGGTGCGACCCGCGGGTGATGTCGATGCGGTTCCCGGCGACGATGTTGATCGCCAACGCCGGATCCACCACGCCAACCTCACGGGCGCGTCGGGTGGACCAGCGGACCGCACGTCGCCACTGCCGTTCCGTGTTCTCCGCGTCAACCACGAGCACCTTCACCGGGTCGATCGGTTCGAACGTCGTCGGATGGATCCCAGCAGCCGCAAGGACAGCCAACTGCCGGACGAACGTCGTCTTCCCCGAACCCTCCGGCCCGGTCACGATCAGCCGGTCCTTCCGCTCGAGCAGACCCGGGATCACCCAGTCGTACGCATCCGACCCGGACAGGATCTCCGCCAGCGTCTTCGTCTGCAGCATCCCCGTCGAGTGACCATCCACGAGGGTCTGCAACCGGTTCAACGCAGCAGACGCAGCATCCATCGGGTCAGCGCCCGCAGCGAGGTCTTCCTGCATCGTGTTCGCCACGTTCCGGGACTCACGTCGCACAGCATCCGCACGGACACCCTGCGCGTACTCCGGAGCAGCGAACGCGTACACCGACGGGTCAGCCCACTGGAATGGCTCCGTGTCGAGCCCACGGACACCCCAGCCAGCGAGTGCGGTGTCGACGATGGCTGCGTCGACCGCGTCACCACGGCTGAGCCGTTCCACGATGCCGTCGAACACCACCCCGAGGCGAGCGTCCGAGAAATCCACCGACCCGACCATCCCGTGCACACGACCCACCTGCAGCGGGTCACGGATCAGCGCGCCGAGGAGGTTCCGCTCGACCTGCGTGCCGGTCATGCCTGCATCCAAGCGTCGCGGTCGACCACGGCGGGCCGTCCCTGAGCGATGCGACCCGGCAGCTCGTCAGTCCACCGATCCCGGCCGATCCACACTCCGAGTGCTGGCACGAACTGCACCTCGGTCGTTGCTGCGTACGCGTCCCCGAACTGGACGATCGCCGACACAAGTTCCGACACCTCGAGGCGCTTCGTGGCCTTCACGAACCGGTCGAAGGCCTGCTTGCGGTCGACCTTCTTCGGCCAGTGAGACCATGCCTCCTCGAACACACGCTCGAGCTCCGCCTTGGCGGTGCGGGAGACACCGTTAGGTGTCTTAGGGATCGGGTCGGGTCGGGTCGGGTCGGGGTGTCCGGACTCCGGGTGGTGTCCCTCCGTCTGTCCTGCGCCTGTCCCTTCGGTGTCCCGCTGGGACGCTCGGTACTTGGCCTTGCGGATCCGCTCCTTCTCGCGGGTCTCGTCAAGTTCCGCCTTCGTCGGCTGGTACCTGCTCCAATTCCGGAACTGCCAACCGGAGAGGCCACGTTCGGAGTTGTTGCTCTCAACGTTCTCCCAGAGACCTGCGGAGACAAGCTGCGCGGCGATCGCAGGAGTGCCGCAGAGCTCTTCGAGGACGTAGTTAGGGACGAACCCGTCGAGCTCTTCCTGCGCAGACCACGTGCCGGCGAGGGTCCACAGGCCGACTGCGGACAGACGGTAGCGGCGTGCGATGCGGAGCACCGGCTTCGACGAGAAGAACCCGTCATCGACCTTGAACCAAGCCACGTGCGCCACCTCCTTCCGCTTCCTCTGCCATCGCGACGCCGTCGGCGATCGCTTGCTTGATGTCCTCTTCTGGGAGTCCGTGCTCACGTGCGAGGACGACGTACCGGTGCACGTCACGGCCGACCATGTGCAGGTGCGTAACCGCTGCCTGCTGCCTGCCGTTCATGCGGTGACCTTCGTGATCCCGAGGTCGAACAGTCGCTGGTGGGCGTCTTCCGTCTTCACGGGCGCCCATTCCTGCTTCACGTTCTCCGTGAACAGCACCCACCGCTTCGAACCCGACGGCGACGGGACGAGGATCGGTACCTCCTCGGACTCCTCAACCCACGACGGGATCGCGTAGCCCTGCGCTCGAGCGTCCGGGGACGTGTGTGCCCACTGGTGGCAGCCGGACGTGTTGCCCAGACCACACAGGACTACGAGGTTCGACATCGTGTGCCGACCACCGCGGCTGCGGTACTTCCTGTGGTGGAGCTCGAGGTGGCTGCTGAGCATGCCGCATCGTTCGCACCGACCACCGGCACGAGAGAGGACGATGTTCCTCACCGCGGTTGGGATGCTGGCGCTCATGCCGCCACCTCCTCGGGCACCTCGAGCGCACCGGCTGTTGCCGCTGCAAGAACGTGCCTGCCGAGCAGCGGGGGCACGGCGTTCCCGATCTGGAGGAACTGATCACCCTTATTTCCAGCCCAATCGAAACCTGACGGAAACGTCTGGAACAGGGCTGCCTCATCGACCGTGAGTTTCAGCGACGTCTTCGACTGCTCACCGTGGAAATGGTGCTCCCGAGCGGTGATCCGTGGGTCTCCGGCAACAGTGGTCGCAGGAGCGTGCTTCCACTTCCACGCTTCGATCTCAGGCCTGAGCACGAAACCGCCCGGTTCAGTTCCACCGGCAGATGCGCGGATGGTGAAGGCCGGCTCCTCGCTCGAGCGGCCCGGGCGGTCGCCGTAGCGCTCGACCATGCCGCGGCCCATGTTCTTGTGGGCGGTGAAGTGTCCGCGGCCGAGCGCCTCGGCCATCGAGATCCACTTCGGGACGCCGATGTCCAGACGGTTCGGGTCCTGCGAGTAGTAGCGCGAGTGTGTCGGCTCGGGCATCGCAGCTGCGACGCCGTCACGGCGAGCGATGAGGATCGCGCGCCGCCGTGTCTGCGGAACGCCGTACTGCTCAGCGTTGAGCACGCCGGTGGCAACCGAGTAGCCGAGCTGCCGCATGACCGCAGCACAGGCTTCCCACACGGGCAGGACAGGCGGTACCTGCTCGAGTACGACGTAGTCGGGACGGTCCCGGTAGACGTGCGCGAGTGGAGCGAGGACGAGAGCGGTCCGTGGGTCGAGCGACGACGCGAGTCCGTGGAGTGCGACTGGGTCGCGGTAGAGGCCGGCTTCGATCGCGGCGAGTACTTCGTCGAGCGCCTTCCGCCCCTTGCCGTTGCCGGCTGGGCTGAACGTCTGGCATGGCGGTGACGCGATGAGTAGCTGGTACCGACCGACACCGTGGATGCCGAAGAGCCCATCCCAGACGTCGTTGTAGATCGTCTCGAAGCCAGCGCGGTTCCGGGTCTCGACGACGGCTTTCGCGTTGTCGACGCCTCGGTCGGTGATCCCGAGCTCTCGGCATGCGAGCGCCCATCCGACGCCAGCGAACAGGTCGAGGGCGATCATGCGTCCGCCTCCTTCGCGATCGGCTGACCTCCGACGGCGCGGGCGGCTGGGATGCCCATGCGGGCGCGGCGTGCTCCGATGGCTCCGCGTGACTGCCCGAGTTCGCGGGCGATTTCCCCGTCGGTTGCGCCTTCACTGTTGCGGCGGCGGATGATGGTGTCGCGTTCTTCGCGGGTCACCTGGGCGGGTGGGGTGGTGGGTGCTTCGGGGATGACCTTGATGACGAGTGCGCGGAGCAGGGTGGACACTTCGGTGCCCTGCTTGGTTGCTTCTCGGTTGAGGGTTTTGAAGCGGTGGCGGGGGATGTGCACGAGGACGGGGACGTCGAAGTCGTCCATCAGGCACCTGCCGCGGTGAAGACGTCGATCTCGGTGCGGGGGTTGTCGGCGTCGTGGTGCTTGCTGATGATCAGCGACACGATCTGGGAGTCGTCGGCCCAGGCGAGCCCGTTGAGGGCGTCGAGAGGGACTTTCGCGAGGTTGTCGCAGTCGACTCGTCGGTTGTCGTTGCGGAAGAACCGCAGACGGACGTTGAGCTTCCCGGTGACGGGGGTCTCGATGGTGTGGCGAACACCGAGGGTGCGGTGGAACTCGGCGGCGATGCCGGCCTCCGCGTCGAGGGTGCGCTGGTCGGTGAAGGTGCGGCCTCGGCCGAAGCGGGGCCTGCCCTTCGGGATGGGTTGGCCGGGGATCGTGAGTTTCAGGATCCGGTACGTGCCAGAGTTGTCGAACACGCTGGTCTCTCTTCCTGGGATGGAGGGGTTGCGAGGGTGTGAGGGGCGGCGGGTGTTACAGCACCTGCCGCCCCGGTTCAGGTCAGGCGTCGCGGTAGGCGGAGCGGATGACGGTGAGGACGTTGTCGGACGCGTGCGCGGCTTTCGCTGCGGCGCCGAGTGCAGCGATCGCGTCCTTGTCGCCTTGCGCTTCGTTGAGCTCGGCGAGCCAGTCGCGGCCGGACTCGTCGGGTTCCTGCGTCTCTTCGACGACGGGGGTGGCGTACGCGGATCGGCCGGTCTCGACGTCGGCGAGGCCGAGGGCCCGCCAGAACGCGTCCATCGTGAAGTTCGGCCAGTCCTTCGGCTCGTCGAGCTGCAGCCGCACGGACCGGACCTTGGAGAGCGTGTACTGGCCGCGGACGGGCATGTGGATGACGGCGTCGACGTCGTAGGGGAGGCCCTTCTCGGCCTTCACCTTCCACACCTTGTCGCCGGTAGGTGCGGTGCGTCCTGTGCGTGGGTCCTTGCCCATCGCGGCGACTTCCTCGTACCGGGCGGTGATGATCGCCGGGCCGTCGTGGAGGCGGAGGACGTCGATGATGTCGCGCCAGTGCGCCTTGTGCTTGTTCCAGATGTCGACGCCGATCGTGGCGTCACCGCCCCGGTTGCCCTTGCGTGCTGCACGCTGGTTCGCGTCGACCTGCGCGTTCTCGCTGATGGTGTCCCACACCTTCGTGCCGGAGTCGACGACGATCAGGGTGGGCTTGTCGCCCTTCGGTTCGGCTGCTGCTTCGTGGATGATCTTTCGCAGGCCGGTGATGGTGCCGTCGTACTCGACGATGTCGAAGTCGGCGCCGGGGATGAGTGCGTACTCGTCTGGATCTTGCTCACCGTGTCCAACCCAGAGGGTGCGGCCGATGAGATCGGAGGCGGACGCTTGGGCGGCGAGGAAAGACTTCCCCGCACCTTCCCCGCCGGCGGCGAGGAGCAGCGGCCATGACGGCCTCCCGGTGGGCTTCCTGGTGGAGATTGTCATGACCAGTCGCCGCCCGCCATTCGGGCGAGCGCCGCGGAGGCGTCCTCGGCCTGCTTCTGCGTGTACGCGAGGACCTTCGCTCGGGACGCTTCGATCAGCGATCGCCAGTTCCCCGCCGCGTCCTCGTTCCAGTCGTCGACCAGGTCCTGCAGGTGTGCTCGTTCTTCGCGGACGCTGCCGTCCTCTTCGATAATGATCGAGGCGAGGGTGATGCGGTCGGTGTAGGACGTTCCGTTCTTCAGCGTGCGCGGGACGCTCGCGTCGACACTGACGGTGCCGCCCCCTCCGAACACGTTGGACCAGGTCTTCACCTGAATGTCAGGTGCCGTGTCGGGGTCAAGCTTCGCCAGGGTGAACTGGTTGCCGTCGGTCAGGGTGTACGGCCAGGCGGTCATGCGATGGCTCCTTCTTGGAACATGAGCCACGTGGGTGGCTGCAGCGGGTCTGGGTTGATCGGGTAGCCGGGGAACTCTTCAGCTGCGACGCAGGCGGCGTACGTCTCGAGCGCACGCCTGCCCTTCGCTGCGGCGATCTCCGCGAACTCGGGGGCGAGCGTGTACACGCCGACGAGGTACGGCGGTTCGACTTCCGCGACGACGAACTTCATCGGGAGGGTGAAGTCACCGGTGACGAGTCCGTACTGGTGCAGGTACCACCACTCCTGGACGTGGTAGCCGAAGTTCGCGACGGTGCGGGCGAAGTCCTCGGGGGATGCGCCCTTCGCGGAGGTCTTCAGGTCGACGGCGGTGGGGGATGGTGCGGTGAAGTCGGGGAGGAAGTCGAAGCGGGCCCGCATGGTGACGCCAGTGTCCGGGTCCGTGGCGAACACGGATGCTTCCGCGTTGCCCGGCTGCTCGAACAGGGCTCGAGCGATCGGGTGGGCGAGGACCGCTTCGGTCATGTCGTCGACCTGCTGCGCGACTGCAGCCTTCACCGGGGTGTTGCCGGCGGCACGTTGTTCCTCGATCCACTCCTTCGCTGCCTTGGTAGATGCGGCGCCGTTCGATGCGAGGAGGTCGTCGGGGATCGCGACGGTCGGTGCTCCGGTACCGAGCACCTTGGAGTGGACGGCGGTGCCGAGGTCGAACTCCTTCTTCGGCGCCTGGGGGTGGTCGCGGTCCCACTTGTAGCGGGCGGGGGAGTCGAGGAGTTTGCGGGCTTGGGTGGAGGACAGCTCGGGCCGGGAGTGGTACTCCTGCTCCGCGAGGTCCAAGACGATGCCGTTCACCATGCGCGCATCTCCTTCTTCCACTGGCGGAGCATGAGCCAGCGGGTGAATGGTCCGGGGAGGGCGGCCCACTCGGAGGCGTCTGCGCGGTTCCAGCCGACGGGGACCAGGGCGCTCATACCGTCACCGCCACCGCAGTCGCTCCGGCTGCAGCGAGCACGAGGATCACCGCGGCGAAGACGTCGAAGCCGCCACTGATGGTCTGAGAGCGCGGACGCGTCAGGAAGTGGATGCCACCGATGAAGGCGACGAGAGCGACGAGCGCCCAGACGCCTGCCACCAGGCCGTGGCTCATGTCCAGGTCTGCGGCGCTCATCGCTGCACCCCGACTCGTTCGGTGAGGTCGCCGGCGGTGAGTGCCGCTGCGAGTTCGGTCGTGTACGCGGACAAGACGCCCTCGCGCTTCCATCGATCGGACAGCGCCCGCACCGCTTCGAGCTGGTCGGCAGCGGTGCGGAGAGCGGCGGCACCGTTCGTGAACTTCGGGCCGACGACGCCTTCCCCGTCCCAATCCTGAGCTTCCTCGTCTAGTTCGTCGGCCAGCCCTCGCATCTGCTGCGGGGTGAGGGCGATCACAGCTCCACCGCCAGCCGTGGCTTGATGGCGTCGCAGGTGCGTACCCACCAGTCGTTGTTCTCGTGGGTGCCGACCTCGTACGGGTTCTTCAGCAGGTCGCCGTTGTACGCGGCGATCAGGTTCGCGGTGCGCTGCTCTTCGACGAGGGCGAGGGTCGCGTGGACGTTGGCTGCGGCGACGATGGCGGTCGAGTTGTCGAACGTCAGGTACTCGTTGAACTCGGTGGGGGTGAGTCCTTCGGGGCGGGTCAGCGTGAGCAGCCGTCGTGCTTCGGCGGTGTGCTCTTCTGCTGTCTGTGGCGCTCTCCTGGTCGTCATGTTCTGCCTCCTGGGCATGTCGATGGACGCGCTCCCTCGGGTGGGGCGCGGTGGTGGTGGACGGCGGCGGTCAGTCGCAGTCTGAGATGTGGTCGACCTCGGCAGCGCGGGCGATCGCCTTACCGAGTGCCTCGTCGTCGAGGTCTTCGGTGACCCAGCAGGCGTCGCATCCGCAGAGGACGCCGTGGGCGGTCACGTGGCGGGCTCGAAGACGTCGGCGGCCCACTCGCGTCCGCGCCACGAGCCGTCGATGAATCGGAATCCCTTGTCTGCCCACTCAGGCGATGCCGGGTCACGGCAGATGACCTGCCCCGATTCGTCGAGGCGCTGGTGCCAGTCGAACAGGGCAAGCCCCTCAAAGGTTCGGTGGCACTTGCCGCAGTGTCCCGTTCGGTTCCCGTGCTGCTTCCACGTTCGCCCGCAGGCACCGTGGGTGGTCAGCGCGCTCATGCGGCCACCCCCAGCATCGCGAGGACGTCAGCCGGATCGCCCGGGCAGGTGGCCAGGACGAGCCGGCGTGCTGCCTGCTTCTCCCCATCGGTGAGGACGAACTCGGGTCGCGGGTCCACGGAGGACAGGTCGGTGGGGCCGGTGAAGCCGGTCATCGTGGGGCTCAACGGTCCACCCCTGGTGCGTTCACGACGGCGTGGACACGGAGGACCGCTGCGACGAACAGGACGACGACAGCCCACACGAGGACCGGCCACAGGAGCGACACGGTCTGGACGCCGGACGCGAACACGGCGGCGACGAGCGACAGGTACAGGAGGACGGCGGCGGTCTTCACAGCGCACCCCCGCAAGCGATGCCGACAGCGGCGACGACGAGCGTGACACCGACGAGGGCGAGGAAGGCGCCGATGATGCGGTTCTCGAACCGCTCCTGCCGGGTCACGACTGCGGCCTCTCCGACGGGAGGGACGCGAGCCAACGCTCACCCTCAGCCTTCGTGATGAGCGGCTTCATCTTCGCCGGGTACGACGCGATGAGGTCGCCGGCGCTGATCGCTTCGCGGACGGTCGTGACGGAGAGGTCGACGGCCTTCGCGAAGTTCGGGATGGAGTACGCGAGCTTGTCGAGTACGGGGGTGTCGCTCATGCTGCGGCTCCCATCAGTTCGTGGTGGGGCTGGCCGAGCGCGAGCGCGATGCGGTCGAAGTGGTCGAGGTCGAAGGCGACGGTGCCGTCGAGTTCGTCGGTGAGCAGGGTTACGGTGATGCCTGTGGCGGCTGCGAGGTCAGCGTCGGTGCGGTTCATGGACTGCAGCGACTGCCTGATCTTCCTGCCGGTGAGTGTCGGGTGCGTCATAAGAGCAACAGTACGCGTCACTTGTGACGTGTGCAAGCACGCACGGACGTGTTTCGTGTCGTTTTAGCCGCATAGCGCTGCTACTCTGACGCAGTGCAGAACGACGACAAGCAGATCAGCGCGCTCAACCGCGCCATGGCCGCAGTGCTCCGCGGTGCGATGGCATCCGAAGGGATCAGCCAGGCGCAACTCGCGGAGAAGACTGGCTACAGCCTGGCCACGATTCAGCGGAACCTCGCCGGGAAGAACAAGTTCAACATCGACCAGGTCGAGAAGATCGGTGCTGCACTCGAGGTGGAACCGGGTGAGCTGATGCGCCGCGCAGTCGAGTGGCGCTCAACGCGAATGTCAGAGGCTGCCCCGGACAATGTGACCCAGCTGCAGCCCCGGAAGCGCGTCGAAGACATGACCGTCGAAGAGATCGAGCAGCTGAACCACGCGGCCACCGTCGACCCTGAGATGGATGAGCCGGAACAGTTCGATTAACCACCGACTGGGGGGACCTTGTACGACCCGTACCAACACGCAGCAGAGCTCGGCATCACTGTCCTGCACCGGCCGCTGCGAACCGCGCACGAGATGTGGCTACCCGACCACAACATCATCGTCGTGAAGGACCGCCTCCGTGCCGTCCACGACCGGTCAGCGCTCGCCCACGGCATCGCCCATGCAGCGCTCGGTCACCCCGATGACCGGCCGAAGCATGAAGTGCAGGCGGACCGGTATGCAGCTGAGCGCCTGATCGATGAGGACCAGGCGCTCGAGCTGTGCAGGTGGACGCAGGACCCGGCGAGGATCGCTGCGGAGTTGGGTGTGTCAGGGCGTCTGTGGAGAGTGTGGGCGAACACCCACCGGCAGGTCGCCTGATGGTCCTTGCTGCTCGCGCACGTGCCGTTCGATGGCATCCGCGAGCACCGGCCACTCGCTCCGTAGTCGTGCGATCTGCGCGTCGTGGTAACGCGGGTGTGAGCCCTTGTCGAGCCAAGCCTGGGTGATCGCGTCCCCACTCATGCTGCTTCTCCTTGCCGAACCTTCTGCATGACGTCTTCCGCTGAGACCACGACCTCGATGTTCTCGAGCGGGTGTGATAACTCAGGGTCGCGCCAGTCCACCTCTGCGCCATCTATCCGGCGTGCGCGGATGGGGTTGTGGAGCGTCTCCATCACCGCGACTTCCACGTCCCAGTCGGTGAGCTCAGGAACGAGCCGCTCTCGGACGAGATTGATGAGCAGGTCATGATGCTGGTTTGAGACGCGTTCGGCGTCGGCAGCGGGCAGGTTGTCCCACGCCCAGTCGATCATCAAGTCTCCGTCGGAGAAGCCCCACTTGCTGAGCAGGCTTCCACCGTCCAAGCGGAGCGGTGCTGGCGTCGTCATGCTGCTTCTCCCTCGTCCTTGCGTTCGATCGTACGGTCCGGCCGCGTCAACGGCAGGTACGCCCGCTGCAGTGCCTCCCGGAGCACGTCCCGGTTCTGCCGTGACCGGTAGTGGCGGGACATCACGACGGTCGAGTGGCCGACGATGTCGATGATCGTCATCTCATCCACGCCCGCCGCGTACAGCAGGTCCACCGTCGTGTTCCGGGCAGTGCGGAGTTGCGCGTCTTGCACGCCGGCACGGTTCAGGACGTCATGCCAGTACGCGTTGTCCGTGGACGGGTCGATCGGGGAACCGTCGAGCTCCACCCCGCCCGGGGCGCGTTTCGGTTCCGACGTCCACAACAGTCCGTGAGGGTTCGGTTCCAACCGGGCTGCTTCCACCCGTCGTTCGATGATGGACCGCAGTGGGTCGACGAGGGGGATGATCCGCCAGCCCGACTTCGACTTCGGCCGCGACAACCACAGCCCGCCGGTCAGGTGCCGGTACTCCCGATCCTCGGGGGCGTTGAGGTGCCGTTCCGGGCATTCCGCGCCACGCTTCGCACCGCAGTGTGGTTCCCACGGCTTCGACGGGTTGCAGCCATGCGACCAGGAGAACCGCTTCAACTGCCACGACAGGTCCAGCTCGTCGGTGACACGGTCCAGTTCGATGCCGAGCACTTCCCCCTGCCGGGCTCCCGCGAGGAGCGCAGTCGCAACACGGGAGCCCAGCCGCTCATGAGCGACGGCCTCGAGGACCCGGATGCCGCCGTTCACGTCGAGGCGGGGGAGCTCTACCTTCTTCTTCTTCGGCTGGTCCACCAACGTGGCGACGTTCCGGGAGACACGTCCTTCCCGGACAGCGTCGCGGAGGGCGAGGCGGAGAACCGCGTGCGCCTGCTGAGCGCTCGATCCTGCGAGACCCTTCCCGCGGATGTATTCCTCCACCTTCCGCACATGCTGCGGGGTGAGCTTGTCGAGACGGGTCTTCCCGACCGCCGGCACGATGTACTGCTCAATGCTCGTCCGGTACGACGCGATCGTCTTCGGGGCGATCTTCTTCGAGTGGATGTGCGCGAACCAGTACCGGATCCACGACTCCAACGTCTGCGACGCGGTCGGCATGTCACCGATGTCCGCGAGGTCTTTCTGCAGCCGCTTCAACTCCGCGACGACGGTGGCCTTGTTCTTGTTGCGGACGAACTTCCGGCGCCGCTTCCCCGACGACGACGGCAACTCGATCACCGCCTGCCAGTACTTCAACGGCAGCGACGTGTCCTTCGGAACACGGAACAGGGCGCCCTCACCAGCACCACGCTGAATCGCACCCATCAGTCCACGTCCTTCTGGCAGGCGTGCTCAGGCGGCCAAGGTCCGGTGGGGTCGGAGTGGCGCTCATCCCAGCAGCGGAAGTGCATCGCGCCTCCGGATACGTGGGTATCCGGCGAGCCGTTTCCGCAGCAGTCGCAACGGAGCATCACTCCTCTTCCCTTCTTGCTGGTGGCACCATGTCGGCGATGGACGTCGGGGCGACTGGTGTGTCTTCCTCCACGTCTGGGGGAACGACGTGGCCACCGTCAAGCGTGTGCCAGTTTGGGTCACCGGATCGGGCGCAGCACGGAGCCGTGGAAGTCTGCTGTGGATAGACCGCTCGCAGGCGACACGGCCAGCAGTATTCGGTTGCCCCGTAGCGGCTTCCGAGAACCCGCCCAGAATCGTCCGCGCAAGTCAGCCTGCTTTGCGTGGTGAACGTTTCACATGGTTCAGATAGCAGACTTTGCATGCTTAGGTTCGTCTCGGCGGTCGGGGTCGGCTGCGAGAGCAGGGCGCGGAGTCGACTGGGGACGACTGCCCCGCCGAACGCTTCAAGCTGGGCGGCGGCCAACTCCATCAGCGACACCGGCACCTGCACAGTCGGCTCATCCACGGTTCTCTCCAATCAGGTTCACGCCATCGTCCAGTGCGGCATCGACGGCTGCTTCGTACTCTGCGGCCTGCTGCGACCACACGAGGATGTCGGCTTGGGCGTTCTCGATCGCGCGGCGACGAATGCGTGCCTGCCGAGCGAAGTACGCAGCGAGCAGTGGGCGCTTTCCGATCAAAGGCCACCTAGCCACGGTCGGCTCCGTTCTGGATCAGGGCGAGCAGCTTGCGGTAATGGTCAGCGAGGCGACGCAGCATGGTGTCCTGCCACGTCCAATCGCCATCACCGATGACGGATAGTGCACCGTCAGCCTCCTCGATCAGCGCCTTCGCCTCCGCGATCTGCTCGCGCGTCGGCGGGTGCGGGGAGGGCATTGCGTGGTGTCCGTCGCGGTGCGGGTGACGAGCGCCACACTCGGCAGCGCAGTCATTGCAAGACTCGTCTGTGGTCGGCACCGGGCGTTCGATGCGGTCCTCTGTGAACGTCGCGGTGATCTCCTCACGCGCCGACTGGATGTCGGTGAGTGTGCCGTACATCTGTCGTCCGTCTGCCGTCCTGACCACGGCTCGGTACTTCTGCTCCGTCATGTCTTTCTCCTTCTTGGGCTTCCGCCCTGTCCTGTCCTCCTGTCGTGTGCAACCCAGACTCGGCAGGTGGGTCTCCTACGTCGGTGGTTGGTCGTACTGTCCACTTCTGTTCCCTTCGGTGCTTACTTCACTGGTGGGGCGGGGGCTGATCCGTGAGCGCGGGTCAGCCCCTTCTTCGTCTAGTTGCTCTCGGCGAACTGCACGAGCACGTCGTGAGCGAGGGAGCCGAGTTCCTTGGCTGTCCAGTCGGTCGTGTCATCGCCGTGGACGGAGGCGTACGCGCGCTGGCATCGGGTTAGTTCGATGACGAACTCCTCGATGAACGCGGAGCGCTCGGGAATGGTCACGTGGTCCTCCTGTGGTGGTGCAAGTTCGTTCTTCCTGGTAGTGGCGACGCGTCAGCTTCGGGTGAAGACGCGGCGTGTGCGCTGGGGTGCTGGCGGCAGGTTTCGTGCCGCTGCGGTCTCCTGCGGGCGTGTTTGTGGTGCATCCGCCTCGTGTATCCATCGGTTTGTGACCGTACGGGGTCGTGCGATCACATTGGACACGCTACACGTCTGAACAGCCGTTCGCAACGTCAGAAGTGACGTTCTTCAACTGACTCTTAATCAGTGGGTTCTCGGTTCAAGTCCGAGGGGGTGCACCGCAGGACGAACGCCCCGGCTCATCGAGTCGGGGCGTTCGTGCGTTCCGGGCAGGTTTCTGCGCCGTTGCGGAGACACGCCCGAGGTGTGCAGGAACCGCGGATTCAGTCGGCGGGGACGTCGACGATCCGCTCCTCGCCGATGACGGGTTCGAGCGAACCGGCCGAGGCGGCGGCGAGGTCGGCGGGCAGGGCGCCGAGCGCCTCGTGGGGGACCCACACCTCGAAGGTCGCCGCCTGCCCGTACTCGGTCGGACCGAGCGTCGCGTGGTGGTGCCGCACCCAGTCGCGCAGCACGTTGTCGAGCCGCCCGGCGTCGGCGTGGTCGACGTCGAAGCGCACCTGCGTCAGGGCCTCGCGACGGACGAGGACCGCCGTGTCGAGCGCCTCGGACACCGAGGTCGAGTAGGCCCGGACCAGTCCGCCGGCACCGAGCTT